TAGTGGATCCAAATCTTTATAATGAGTTGTACTACCGGCATAACCAATAACAACTTTGTCTTTATTTCTAGATTTACCCTTAACCTCACTCCATTGTAATTCATCATCGTAATCAATAGCGTTTCTAGCAATTACTGTTGGGGTATTTGGAACGAGACTTTCTATTTTAGATTTAAGATACTCTGTTGATGTCCAAATGTAATCAGCCATTGCGAGATTAGCCACAATACTACCCTTCCATGTATCATAATCCACATCATCCCTCCAAACAATTGGATGGTAATCGGGAAGAACCCAATAGTCATCTATGTCCATGATTATTTTAATTCCCTTATCTTTAAACTTATCTATAATTTCTAAGTCATGATAATTATAACCCAATCCCCTGTTAAAGACTAGGTAGTCATATTTGGACGAATCAATATTAGATTCATGATATGTATTTATCATATCAACTGAATGCCCTCTTTCTTTTAGCTTTTCAAATGGCTTTACCAATCTATGGTAGCTAACACCACTTGATTGAGATTTAACTATTACTAAGAATCGCATAAGATACTAATATAATAAGTGATGAAACTGTTATAAGAAATGATGCTAGAACAAGAAATGCTCTAAACATATTATGAAGTTCTGTTTTACCGAACCTCAAAAGAAATTTTTAAATGAATACTGAGACATTAATGATTTCTTCATTATAAATGCCTTTTTGGGTTCCTTGTCCCCCTTTGGTTGCACTTCAATCCAATTGCTAGATGAAAGTATTATTAGTTGTTTTAGCTTCTCTAACTCAATCCAATAAAACCTATGTCCATCATAAAAAACCCACCAATCAGCCTTACTAGAAAGCAATCCGGATGGTTTCCCGCTCATGTATAATTCAATGAAGAAGTTTCCTGTATCGTTACTTCTAACATCGTATTTAACCTCAACGCTTTTGCTTATTTCGGGAATCCAAATATCGTAGTCAGAAAACTTTTTAGGAATCCGCACCGCACATTCATATTTTGTCCTAATGTATTCTAATACTACTTGTTCACCCTCATGTCCAAACTCTAAATCTTGACTAAACGTATCTTGTGAATCCTTCATTTGCTATATATTTTTTTAATAATTTATACGGGAACATATCACCGCATTCGTTTATCACGTTTTCTATATTATACTCTGAACACCAATCCCTACAAAGCCAAGCTATAGCATCAAGCTGAGAGGCTAGGAGCCAATCAGTAGTTGATACAACATTTCTCAAACTATCTACCTTATCCGAATCATACTTATGCTTCACAAGCACCTTAATAATTAAATGACTATCATCATCCTCGGATATCATCTTATCATTTAGTCCAAACTCAATCATACCATTTAGATGAATATATGCGTGAGCAATTTTAGTCTGAGCATAACTTTCACTATCAGCCTTTATCTTAATGCCATCAGTAAATACTCTTGGAATGTGTTTGCAATCAAATTTAACTGATGTAAGTTTTGGCTTGTAAATTGGAAGTTTAATCATTTCTTAAAATCTCATCTATTTGATCCTCAATAAAAGTATAAGATAACTGATCATTGTAGTTAATCAAGCAATTAATTAGAATAATCATTGCTTCTTTTTTATCCATCCCCATCAAAACCTTAACTTGAGAATCATTTTCATAGAATGATAACATTTCCTCTAACATTTCAACATTTATTTCAAATGGATTTTTCATACTTGGTTAGTTTAGATTTTACTTTAGTCCAATATTTAATTGTAGATTTCTTTTTATAACCGTAGGTACCACCATTCCAATTCCTTGCAATAATTTCCGAATCAGAATCATTATGATGAAATTCCTTCCATATGTAATACATCTCTATTGATTTGGTGGCACTCCACCTATCCGAATACACATAACGTACTTTACTGCGTTGTTTTTTGAGTATTCTATTTATCTCATCTACCATAACCTCACGAATTTGGAGTAACCCGATACTAGGGGTTTTCATATGCTTATCTCCTACTGCTAAAGAATCTCCATTGGATTCAACAAGTATAATGCTCTGTAGTAATGTATCAATTGATACATCTTGATAGTCTATAGAGTAATAAGTTTCGTAGGGAATGTTCTCTATTGTTGCGTTTGGTGCTACTATAGCACTAAATAACGCTATTATTGATAATATTGTTTTCATGTTAAAATAGTTCTTCTTTGAATTTACTATTCTTCATTGCTTCGTCAAAGATATCAATTCCATCTAAGAAATACCTATTCTTGCTCAGATTGTACTGCAACCTAAGATATCCCTTCTTAAAGACATCAAAATCTTTTACCTTTTGTGTTTTAACAATAACGGTTTTATCTTCTTCATCAGTTTTCTGATAAGGGCGCCAAACAGAACTAACTGTATCGGATCCATCAGCTATATTACCACCCCCTTTTTGCTTATACATATCGGGTTCGGGATAATTACCGGTTTCATCAATTGTCGGAGTTGTTTGATGATATACTATATGATGACTAACATTAAAACTCTTAGAAAATACCTCCTGTCTCTTGATGAATGATGTTAAATACTGTAAATCATTTACTCCATTAGGTTTACTAACCTTTAAAAATGGATCAATAACTGTAATATTAACCTTATGTAGCTTAATTAGATTCTTGAATTGAGCCTCAATGCTTTCAATATCATGGTTTGAAGGGTAAACGTAAAACAATCTGTCATTAAATTGCTCTATCATTTTCTCACATTTTAGTCTAGTCGAATATTTCGGATCACAACCCAACATTGTTTTTACCCAATCCTTAACAAATTTGTTCCGAGGATAGTTTTCGGGAGAAAATACGGCAACCTTGGCTTCCGGATCTCGTAACAGTTTTATAAGTATCATGAAATACAACCAAGATGATTTACCCTCGTTGGAATACCCTGTCCATGAATGCACCCAACCCTTCTTCCATTTAAATATTCTATCATATTTATCAACAAAAGTTGTCTGAGCATTATTACCCTTGTTTATCCAATCCCAAAAATCAGCCTTATCATCATTAACTCCATCTGACTCTGCTAATGAATTACTTTCGACATATTCTACAATGTTTTTCTTCATTGTTCTAATATGCATTACAACATCCTTCTTTACTTCTTTGGATATGTTTGTCTTAATCACCACCAAATCATGGAGATGATCAATGTTTTCTAAGAAAGAATCAATCATTTGCTGCGATGGTTACTTTCCTATACTCACTAAGTACTGCTTTTTTATACAATGACTTGTAATTGCAATAATGAGAGGGTAAATGAACGTTTGTTAATTTCATCCAATCCCTTCTTATCATGTGATAAGTCTCCTCAATTCCATCAAACTCACTCCTCTTATTTAGAAGTAATTCCATGAATACTATTATCTGCATTCTAGCAGCTTTTTTATTTATTTGGTGTGATATTTTAGTCATATATGTATTTTTTTACCTTCTCTAAATCCTTCTTGTCCGTAATCTTAATGCTTTCTTCCGAATTAACAAAGATTTGTTTACAATTCGTTATTTTATTAATTGCAAATATTTCGTTACCCTTCAAAACTAAGTTTACGAATTTGTCCTCTTTAAAATGTTTAAAGTAATGGTGAATTAGTTTAAGTGTCATGTGTTTTCTTTTTATGGCAAACCTTACATAAGACTTGCAATCCTTCTTTCTCCACGAACAATCGTTCGCAGAATAATGATAAATCTTTAAATGATTTTAATGTACCACAGGGAATGATATGATCAATGTCAACTTCCTTTCTAAGGAACCAATCTTTACAATCAGCACATTGATATTCCCATTTTGCCCTACTCTTTTTAGTAATGGCTCTCCTGTTATCTTTAGCCACTTCATTGTGTGGCTTCCATCCCCTCATATAACGAATTCTAAGCAATGATCTAATCCAACCAAAGAATGCTGCCTCAGTCATTGAGTTATTGTTCCTAGTCTTCTTAGAACGCTTCACTTAATGACTCTAAAGAACAACTCTATTGATATATTCCTGTAGAATGAATCGTAATGGATTGATAATAATGATTTGTAATTTATTTTGATAAAATCAAAGCCGTAGCAATCTTTATCTTTTATGTATGTTGTTAATAAATCTATTGTCATGGTTTTTTAAATTTTATGTTAATTCCGTATTGTCTCAATTCCTTAATCATATGATTTTTACCTATCATAGAACGCATAGCGTGTCCAACTGTTACTGATGGGTTTACTGAACTTGTGTAATATCCATTCCTGTTATTCATACCATTATACCCTTCACCACCATCACATCCCACTAACCTTATCTCCTTAACACCTAAGTAAACAAATACACCTATTGCCCTACAAACAGTATCACCACAAGTAATAACAGTATTATCTATAGGTTTATGCATTAAGGATGTGTCGGGAATAATCTTATGCCCTGTGTCACCTAAACTATCATATATGTAAGCACTTGATTCATCTACCTCATTTAATCCTTTAGACTTAATGGTAGAATCATACCTACTAACGAATAAATCTAAATGACTGTGGTTACTCTGAATGTCTTTTATATGTGTTCTATGAGAAACAACTATAGCATCCAAATGACTATCAAACTTATAAGCCATATTTACGCCAACAGTAAACTTCCTATCCCAATGATTTTTAGGATAATAATCTAATGAGGCACCACTACCAAATATATATACTACTTTAGGTAGCTTACGCTTATAGTCTGATAATAACATTATACTCTTTCTACTAACTCGTATCCAATAGACTTCTCGCCACTCTTAATCTTATTAATGGCTATATCCATTTTGCGTCTTCCTCTGTTGATTGACTCTTCAGACAATCCAAAGACTTGACACGTGTACGGATATGTCTTTTCGATAGCAATAAAATAAAAATCAGCGGGATTAATCCCAAGAACATCCGCATAAAAAACCGCTTGTAAATCATATCCATATTTTAAAATATCAAATTTAAATGTACTACAATCTCCTGTTGTTTTAAAATCAACAACGTGTAGTATTTCCCCGTTATGGCTATAATGCTTGTCGGGACGGATCCGAAAATCTAAACCGTCTCTCTTAGCATAAAAGCTATGCTCTGAATGAGCATCATAATTATCCTCTAAACTCCTGTAAAATTCATTTGAGTTTAGGTTATCATACATTTTATTTAGTCTAACAGAATCACCCTTTGTTAAAGCATTTGGGTTATCCTTTATAAACTCTTTGTATAATTTAGTTCGTTTATTGGAACAATCATCCGGAATAACAGAATACATCTTATTGAACTCTTTTGTCCCTAATTCACATATATCGTGAAATTGTGTTCCAAACGTTAAGGCATCATTTGGTTCTAGAGGTATTTTTGCTCTATTAACCGAATGCTTATATACACCCTTCAGAAAGGACGAAGAAATAATCTCCGTCCCAACTGAATGATATAGGTTATTAGATAGGTTAGGCAGTTGCTTTACTATCTCAAACATTAAAATGGGGGGTTATTGTCATTGACAAACTTTTTGCCATTCCCGACATAAACAACCGTCTCACCTTTTTTCTTATTCCCATGAGAAATAGAAATTGCTTTCCAATTCTCATTATCATCGGTATGATCAACGTCATCGTTAACCCAAATTGCAACATCAAGGTTTTTACCCTTCCATGCTTTATCCTTTAAGGCTTCTAAAGCCTCTAGGTTTAATTTTACTAAATATAAATCAGCCATAATTATAGAACTATTTTGTTTTTACTTAAAATATTTAATTGAACTTCATCTAAGGTGTATTTCCTTAAATTATCTTTAATGTATTCGGGATTGTTTTTGTATTGCTTTACTGCATTATCAAACCTATCCTTACTTAATTTATCCTTTGCCTTTGGAGCAGAAGATTTAACACTAGCATTACTCGCTGCATTACCATCATCATCCTCAGACTGTAAGCCTAGAAGACTACTTAACGTGTACCTACGCAAATATGTTACGGCTCCTCCCAATTTCTGTATATCAGCTAAGTCGGGTAATTTCATACCCGCAACAACATACTCACCACTATCAACACAAACTATTCTAGTGTAAACCAATGATTCCTCAATGGGTTGTAATAGCAGTAGCCTATGCTTTTGGAATAGGGGTTGTA